CCCACAGCCATCCCGCTGCGTCTTCTTCCCTGCCGGAACCCGAATCTCCATTCCGATAGCGTGTTCCAGAATTTCCCTCGTCATGCATCCGGAGACATCGATCCCGAACTGACAAAGATGAGTCCCCTCGCAGCAGGAACGAATCCGGATTCCATAGCTTGCCCCTATTCTTGCAAACTCCCTGCCGATTTCAAGCCGCTCACTTTCCGGAACGTTACACACACCTGGGAAATTCCGCTTTGTCTTCTCATAAAGATCAATAAAACTAATCACACACTGATCCACATATCCACACAACGCCTCACACATCTTCTCAAATGCTGCTATGTGAAAAGAAACGCTGTACTTCTCGGACAGAAAGACCGGGTCATACCGCCAGCTTACCGCCTGCCGTCCAAGGGCGTCTGACAAGGTTCGAAGTGACGCGATCACGACTCTCTTATCCGGAACATGTGGCTCAATCTCTTTCCCGTATGGTGTAATCGTAACAAACCAGAATTGATGAAAATTCCGCAACTCCTCAAGATGCCCCAGCATCGGCTGTGGATTCTTTGTACAAAAGGCCAGACAGTCCACCACGTCAGGAGTCAGCCGAAATCGTGTAACCTGCCGGGGAAAGTACGGATTCCTGACCAGAACATATTTTTCCCGAATCCGTCGAATCAGCCATTTACTGTAGTATGCCGGGATATCGGTTCTCATTCCGGTGTTTACAATCACTTACACCACACTCCCTTCCCTTTTACGACTACTTCTGTCTTTTCCTCATCCGATTAGGACAGTGTAAATGCCTCCTCTGTGCCTGTCGTGTCAATGAGGGCTGTCACAAGGGCATCAATATCCTCTGACGGGATCTCCCACACATTATCCTTTTTACTTTCCTGAACATGGACTGTGATCATCGATTTTTCGCCGTACTGCGGATCCTCCAGCACTTGACTCAGACACTCGTAAAGCATTTCCCCTGCTGCCTCTGTCATCTCCTCATCCGTCGGCGCCGCCTGATTGTTCAGGATCTGCTCCTGCACCTTGGCAATGTACTCCTGAAGCTTTTGCTTTAATTCCTCTTCCACACCACCAATCATCTTCACTGGCTCCACTTCAACGCCCACCTCAAAGTTTCCATCTTCCTGCTCCTTTGCTTCCTGAATAGTGTACTTCGTCTTCTTCATCAGATCCGGAATATAGGACCGGAACTTTTCTGTCAGCTCGTCCGAAAATCCGAGGGAATCAAACTCCTGCATATAAGAACTGATCACAGCTTCATACTGCTGCCTTGCCTCCTCCTCGCTGGTATCAGCGAACCCCTCATACGCCTCCGTCTCTCCTCGTGTAATCAAATCCAGAACAGCCTGTGTATATCCGGTAGCATCAAATGGCTTCTGACATCCTGTCAGCACTACAACTGCTGTCGCCACTAGCAAAACAACGACGTTTCTTACATACTTTCTCATTACTCTCTCCTTTCTGCTTTTACTCAGTATAACATATTTTAGAAATCCTGTCATCCGCACAATCAGGAACAAGACAGCGGCATACATCAAGCACCGGGAGCACTAAAAGACATATTACGGAATGGTAAGTCGTCGCCAAGTTCCTTGGCAAGTCCGGACTTTGGCGCGTCGCACGCTACAAAAAAGGCTGCCTGTTGCGGGCAGCCTTTTTTGTAATCCTATTCTATGGCTTTTAAATATCTAAATTAATCAATGAATTTATATAAATAAAAGGTACATACAATTTCGATTATAATCTGGTCACATTGACAGCCTGAGGGCCTTTTTCGCCTTCTGTTACTTCAAATTCAACAGCCTGCCCTTCATCCAGGGTCTTAAATCCATCCATATTCAGTCCGGTGTAGTGTACAAAAACATCTTTTCCGGATTCATCGCTGATAAACCCATACCCCTTTTGATTGTTGAACCACTTCACAGTACCCTTGTTCATAGTGCTACCTCCATAAAAAATAAAACAATAAGCAAAACATCGTCTATACGATGTTCCTAGAGCATAGCACTTTTCTTATGAAAAGTCAACGATTTGTCGAGGAATACATAGAATAAAAAGTAAATTGTCCGAATTTCAATAAAATTCAGAAAAATCAGAGACAGATGACTGAGCTTTTCACACTTCATTTATCAGATGCATACCCTGAAATTATAAATGATTTGCTGGAGGCAATTATGAAAAAGAAACTGTTATCAGTACTTCTTATTACCGCCCTTGGGGCATCACTACTTGCCGGATGCTCTTCTGAGAAAGACTCCGTTTCAGACAAAACAGAAAAAAAGGTGGAAGAAAAACTGACCAAAGTTACCTTAAACGAAGTCGCCCATTCCATCTTCTATGCACCTATGTATGTAGCAATTGAAGAGGATTATTTTAAGGATGAAGGAATTGATCTGGAGCTTGTGACAGGATTTGGAGTTCACAAATTAGGCGAAGATTTACCCTCACAAACCGCGTATTTCCGTTATTTTGAAGATTTTTTCTTCAAAAATATTATCAAAACATATGTTTGCTTTTTTCGTTATGTTTCGTAAAAGATGATACAATATTTTCTCCCTCCGAAGTGTATGCCCCGGAGGGATTCTTCAAAAACTTTTCGTCCTTAAATCAGAAATTTATTGACAAAATATTCCTGACCTTTTCCTGTGATTTTAGGTGTTCTTGTAATTCTGTTACACCCGTTCCCGTCTATGTGCACTGATTCTTTGATTTCAAACAGATTTTGTTCCATGCTACGCTGTGTTGGTAAATTCCAGTCCGTCCCTTTTCGTTTAATCAAATACCCATTCTCCCGCATCCACTGGAAAAGACGTTTTGCTCCGATTTCGATTCCATTCTGTTTTAGAATCTTTGCAAGATCACCTACAAGAATTGACGTATTTGCCGTTGTAATTGCTTTTCCCAGTACGGCATGTGGTTTCATTTCCTCGATCTGTCTTTTGTTTTCCTCGATCTTGCTTTGTGCTACCATCAAGGCTTTTGCCAAAAGTTCATCATCGCTCATGTTCTCCTGCCCTGCCATATATCCGCCATGTTTTCGGATTGCTGGAAGGACTTCACTTGTCACCCAGTGTTTGAACCTCCTTGCTGATTCAAGCTTACTTCCAAAGATAAGCGCATATAATCCAGATTCATTAATGACAATCGCCCCGTTATTATTAATTTCGGAGGTTGTAGATGTACACCCTCCAAATGCTCTCTTAGGCAAATGCTTTTTATCTTCATCGGCTACATTTACCCTGATTGCCTGTTTTGTGTCCACATACCCTAATGCCACTGTTACGTCCTTACCCACAAACCACGGCTCATTGTTAATAGTTACTGTCCGGACTTCTCCGAATTCTTCACTTTTGAAAATCTGTAATTCATTCATCTTCTTGACCTCCATGTATTGCAAAAGGCGGAGATTTCTCCCCGCCTTATGACTTCTTTCTTTAATTTTTTACAATCCGGATCTGTACTCGGTCAATCCCAATTCCATAAATTCCGGCGTAGGCATCCACGCCCGTGCTGTACTGGCTGGACCAGGAAAGCCATCCCGTCCGGTCGGTGAGCTGTACTCGTACCTCCGCATGATATCCCGGTTTGTTGACAAGCTTTACCTGGATTCCGTCGATGACGTGTCCATAGATCCCGGCGTAATCATTCGGAGCCTTTCCGGATGCGTCTGTCACCCACGGCAACCACCGGCCTCCTCTCAGGTGTACCCGGTACTGTAAATTTCCAACTGCGGACTGGGAGCCAACTGTATACGCTTTCAGTCCGGTGACCGCCCTGCACGGAATCCCTGCGTAGCCGTCGGAACTGACATTATTATAGTTTGTCACCCACGGCAGCCATTGCCCATTCACATATGCCTGATACCGGACATTGATTCCGGATGCGGACACAGATCCTCCAGTGGACGGAGCAGACGGCTTGCCGGATGTACTGGAACTTCCCGTATCCGGCGGCAGATCTTTGTCCCCGGCTACCATGCTCTTGAAAGAGCTCCATGTTACCGGGTCGTCGTTCAGTACAAACGGATTCGGACAGTATTTCCCGACCACATCATAGTGCCGAACCACACGGGACAGGGGAACATTGTACTTCTTCATCAGCCCCTGCACCAGCTTCACTGTGCTGTTGATCGTGGCGTTTTCAAAGTACCAGTCCTTGGACGTATCACTCCGGCTCCCGGACGTCCTTACACACATCTCAATATTGATGCTGTTGTAGTTGGTGCATTTCCCATAGACGCTTCCTCCCTTTGTGCCTGGGTATTTGTTGCCGCCTACCGACCAGGCCGCCAGACTGTCAGACACACTCTGCCAGACCTCTCCGGAGTACCCGACAAAATAGTGGGCGGACGCCCCACGGTATCCAGTTGAAAAATAGGTCGCATTGTTTGCGGCACTTCCCGGAGCCCCGGTATAATGCACTACGATGTACTTGATCCCGTTCCCGTACCGGCTGGACGCATTGATCGTCTGAAGCTTCTGGTTGATCGGCAATCCGTTGATGGACGCCGCCTCCGCCCGGATCGGCGGCGCTAAGGCCATTGTCCCCAAAATGAGGGTACAGAAAAGGACGGCTGCCAACGCAACCGCCCTTCCTCGTTTCAGTAATTTATTCTTCTTCGTCCGCATCTGCCTCATCCCCCTTGTGCTGGAATCTCCAGAACAGATCTGCCACATAGGTCCAGCCCTTGGTCGCTACCAGCGCCAGGACAAATCCGATCACGATCATGGCAATGACAAAGTACCATGTCACCGGGAAGCCCGTCATATCCACATAGGCAAAGTACGCCACCAGGGTAAACACCACAGACAGCACCAGAACCTGTAAATCGGTCGGGATGCTGCGCAGTCCCGGCAGTCCTTTTGTCACCTGGGTAATCACGACGGTCAGGAAACAGATGACCCCTGCCACAAAAATCAGGAGATTGAGATTCTCCATCACCATTTTAAAAATATCCAACTGCATCGCTTCTACCATAAGTCACTCCTCCTTTTATTCACTTTTTTCCAACTTATCAATTCTGTGATGTGCTGATTTAACGGACTGCTCCACAGCCGTGATCCGGCTTCCATGTTCCACGATTTCCTCCCTCAGTCTGTCAACATTTTTTGATGTTTCCCGTACATCAGAGGCAATATTATCCAGTTTTGTACTGATTTTAGTATTCAGTTCCGCTCGTTTCACTGCATCATCTATATCTGTTTTTTTGCTGTTTTTATTGCTGTAATATACTGATGCCAAAAATCCCAACAGCGATATTATAAGCGCAATCCACTGAGTATTCATACCCACTTCTCTCCTATCATTTTTTGCACAAAAATAAGACCGGTTCACGGTCTCGCTCTGATCTCCATTCTTCATTACCCCTTTTATTTTCCTAGTTCTTCTTTCACTTTTTCCTTCCATAAAGTAGGAACCTGTTCTAGTTCCATGAACCCTTTTGCAATTCTATCTACATAAAATGCAACCATTACTTTTCTCCTCCTTCCGCAATTTCAGATACAACTTGGCCAAGATCTTCTAATGCTCCATTTTGAATTTCCTGTCCCCTTTCAATCGCATCCACTCTCTTTTCCAACTCCGTTTTCTCTCGAAAAGCAATAACGGAAACCACATTTCCATCCGGCGTCATATCTGCTTCTTGAAACATAGGCCTTTCCAGATATAAGTCTTCATATTCTCCCGTCACCTCATCGTCTGTTTTAAATTGTACCTTAGCAAGATTCCCTTCTTTTTTGAGCGCCCCTGCTATCTGATCCAGTGCGGCAAAATTATCTGTTTGAATCCGAATGTAATCCAGGCTTGCTCCATCCATAATTTCCAGTTCTGTGTTATCAGTTAATACAAGTTTTTCCATTTTTTCTTCTCCTCTCTGCTCTTGAAAATTCATTATGATTATAAACCGATTGCAATGACCTGTAGCGCAAATGCCGATGCAGTAGGTCTATATTTTTTTAGCGTGAACTGTGTTGTCGTTATAGCATCCGCCCATACTGAGGTATCATTCTGCCCAGTCTGTGCCTGTACAATAACACACGGTGCTTTTGTAAACGCTTTCGGGAATTTTATTACTTGATCCTCCCAAGTATTTGGTTTTGATATATTGACTGTTTTAACTGCAAAAGCCTGAATATTTCCCAAAGAAGTATTGATCGTTTTAATTTCACTATTCAATGTCTTCGTTTCAGATGCGATTTTATCACTCAGCGTCTTCCCCTGTCTTGCATCCAGGACACTTCCCGCTGCTGTGGTAGTCAAATTATTTGCCACAGTCTGTTTTGCGGCACTGCCCAGTGTTTTTATATATTTTTTGTAAAAATACTGTAGTCCGGTTAAATCCAAATATTTCATCGTCTTTCCTCCTTAACTTGATAATGCATCAATATCTGATGTTGTAATGGACTGTACATTCGCATCCGAACCCGCCGGCCCCTGTGGCCCGGTGGCTCCTGTTTCTCCTTTTTGTCCCTGTGAACCTGTTTCACCTTTTGGACCCTGTGGGCCTTGAATCTTTCCCACATTATTCCATGTACTTCCATCCCAGACATACAGATTCCCGTCAATAATATATCCGTCACCTGGTTCCGCATCTTCCGGTAGTTCTCCTGTTGTTTCATACGATCCTTTAATATTGACCGATTTCCCATCTTCTCCTTTTGGTCCTTGCGGACCAGTTTCACCTTTCGGCCCTTGCGGTCCAGTAGCTCCGGTCGCTCCTTTCGGACCTTGCGGGCCGGTTTCGCCTTTTGGGCCCTGAGGGCCAATCACACTACCCAAATCTAATTCCTGTGCCATATTTCCCTATCCTTTCTATGAAATTGTATATATCAATTTACCATCTCTTATTGACAATGGCGGCGCCGGTTCATTATCATTATGTGTCATTATCAGATGCCCCTCTTCATTCACATACATTCCAAACATTCCCGGATTCAGTTGTGTCACAGATGCCACTCCGTCTTCCCCTTTTGGACCCTGCGGTCCTGGCGGACCTGTCTCTCCCTGAGGCCCTGGCGGACCTTGTGGACCTGTCAACTCTCCTGATTCTATTTTCCCTTGTATCTCTCTTGTGATGTCCTCTGCCTTCTTTGATGCATTATTCGTTCTCGTAATCGCATCAGTAGCTTGTCCTATCAACCCCAACAAGACAGATTCTTCTTCCGGATCGGGTTCTGGCAATTCTCCTTCCAGCCCTTCCAATACTTTACATTGGCGATTCACAGTCGTGTTCCATTCATTTTTCAGTGTTCCATCATCGACCGCTTTTTTAGCACATAGAATAAACTTCACATTGCCTTTGTATTTTGTTACTTTCCTCGACAGAAGCCACGAAAACAGGATATTTCCCTCTGATAGTTCTACATCATCAATGCAATACACCCCAAATTCTCCATTGGCGTTTTCATAATTGATAAACAGAATCAGTTCGGATAAATCGATATGATCCCCCACCATCTTGGGACACTGAAATAAAACTCTTTCTACTTTTTCATCCGATTCTACGCCCAATAACTGGATAGCATCAGGAACAATAATCTCTCTTGTCTCCGGATCGATTCTGCATCGTTCTGTCTCCTGAATCTCCTCTTCTTCCAGATTCATCTCCGCAAAAACTTCTTCTAATCCAGTCATTGCCTCACCCCTTCCTGGTGTATAGTTACGGAATTTGTCGTGATCCGGTATCCTTCCCTTTTCCCATACAGTCGCACCTCAAATGACGTAAATGTCAGCGCTTCCTTCGGTATCTGACACCGTCCATTTATCACAGGAGCATAATATTCTTTTCCCAGTTTGGTAAATCCGGCTACTTTTTTGCATCCCTTCCATTCATTACTACAAAAAAATTCCGCATTGAGATATCCTTCTGTCTCCGCTACAATTCCACTAAAATCGCATTGCTGGTCCTTCATAAGGTTCTGGCCTTTCACATGAAATTTCAAGATACGCATCACGAACCGCCTCCCAACGCATCAATATCTGAATTTTCAATTTGTTCTACACCTTCCACCTCCCCAGGCTCCCCTTTTGGACCCTGAGGGCCTTGCGGACCGGTCGGTCCTTGTATGCCTTGTTTCCCCTGCGGACCCTGCGGGCCTGTCGCTCCCCGTTTCCCTGATAGGTCAACCAGAAACTCATACCCCTGGCTCCGTTTCTTATATACTGCCGCATTTTCATCGTCTTCTACATTTCCCGTGTTGACAATCACCAATGACCCTTCTGTCAGTCCGTCTGAAGAAAATCCCTCATTCATATCCTCTATGGAACCATATTCTTTTAGTATATTCATGCTATACATAGTTTCTGTTTCTCCATCATCCAGATCGTCAATCTCTGATTCAGAAATCTCGACTGGATCAATATGTTCCAACCTTCCAAGCGCATCGATCAACGCCTCGTAATCGTCAGAACTCGTTATATTGGACATTGCTACCAAGTTCTGGCTTACTTGAATATGAAACTCAAAAGAGGTTACAACTCTGCTTTTATCCATCAAATGAAGCTGCGCTTTTACTGTCCCGCTCTCTGCCAGCATCTGTTCCGTTAATCCAAACAGTACACAATAATCATTGAATACGGTGCCTTCCGTATATGTTTCTTTCCCAGACGGTTTTTTACAGTAAACACGAGCTTTATAAATCATTCCCTCCGTCCCTGACAGAAGCACCTTAACCAAACGCCCGGTATCATGCTGTGTCGCAAAGATCACATTTGTAATCCCTTGGGCTCTTAAATCCAAACTTAAAACTTTTGTTGATTCCATCGTTCCTCCTCCCTTTTATGCAGGAATCCACCGTACAAACGCTACATTCTTGGGTTCTGGAGGTGTCACACTTCCTCCGCCTGGATATCTCAGACAGTATCCCCACGGATAGTTATAATATCTTGTAACCCAGATCTCTTGTCCTGTCTGGTCTCCTGTCTGTCCTCCAACCGTTCCCCCAAACTCATTGATGCTTGCCTGTACGACCTGGCCGTCTCCGATGCTCATGGCCGTGTGCCCTTTTTGCCTGGTAATTAAAACGTCTCCGCGAATGATTCCAGAGCCTGACCGGAAGTTCACCTGACTTGTCACATCTTGGAAACCCGCCGCCATAAAATAGCTTCTCATATTTGCGGTATTAACTGCCGTTCCTCCGCCGATAGACAGACCCGCTTTTCGGTACGCCGTTGTCAGAAACGAGGAGCAGTCATAATCCGGTCCCCATCGATTCCCTTGGTCATATCCGTGCGAGCTGTCATTTGCTGTATCAATGGCCCATTGTACCGCTTCCTCCACAATATTTTTCAGGATGCCATCAATTCTTGTATCCCATTCCCGCGCATAGCGAAGCCGGTTCTCCATCATTGGAGTCCCGGCTCTTTCATAGTTTGCCTCCCACGCATAGGTAAGCCATTCGATATCCCTTGATGATTTTATGAAATCATTAAAGGAAATATTGTAAGCGCTTGTCGCATAGTACTGGATCCCTGTTCTTCTTTCATAATCAGTAACCGCAAGCTGGCAGTCGATGGTCAAATAATCCGTCCTCCCGATCGCCCGCGCTCTAGTCTGTAGATTCGTTCCCGGTGTCCACTGATTCAAGCCTACGCCAGAATTCCAGTTTCCTTGTCCGCTCTGAAAGGAGGCCGGATTGAGGTTGGACTCCTGCTGGGCATTTGCCAGGTACGCAACAATCGGATTTCTGGCCCATCCGTATTGTTCATTTAGCTTTTTTGCTATCTCTGTTCCATTCTCAATGTATCCCATCAGACAGTTCCCCCTTCGGCGGTCTTCCCTCCTACAAAGATTCCATCTACGAAGTCCATATAGGAGCCGTCAGAGAACTCCGCCCTCCCGGTTTTTGTTGTCTTCTCATCAACTCCAACAGTACCAATATGAATATTGTCTGTCTGTACCACATCCGCCTCTATCCGACCTGACCGGAAATGGGTCTCTCCTGTTTGTCCATCAGGCCCTACTATCGCTCTCCAGTACGAATCACTTGTTGTCTCTCCATGTTTCATATAAAGGAATCCATTAGTCGTCACCTCAAATGGCCCAATAATCATTGACTGCGCATTTATAATTCCTTCATCCAGATCAAAATAATTATTTCCCAGCTTGTCCGCCAACTTTCCGGCAACGACCAGATCCGCTATGATTCCCGCTGCTGTCACGGCTGTCTTCCAGTCCCACGTCCCATCCGGCAGCTTCTCTTTCGCCACCCGAAGGCCTTGTGTTCCCGCTTCCATCGCCCCATATAACGCTGACAGTTCATCCAGCACTTCGATCAAAAACGCCGCCGAATTTGTCTTTTTTGCGGCCGTTGATTGTGCGTACAGGTTTGCTTTCATGGCATCAATCGTCCCCTGAACCTGCTCCGCAACCAGGGAGCCATCTTCCCGGATTGTTTTCTCCACTCTCTGTGCTACCGATGACATCTCTTTTAAGTAGTTGTAACGGAACTCCCCCAGCTCCACTTTGGAATTCTTTTTTCTGACGTTATCGTAAGTGATCGAAATCGCCCTCGCTGTAGTCGTGATTCCCAATTTCTTATTTTTGCATTGTACCGTATCTCCAAGCCCGATCGCTTCCAGGCCTTTTACATTTCGGTATTGTTCTGTATTCTCGATTGCGTACATATCACAAGAATAACTGCATTTCGGTTTGTCCACACCTTCCTGAAATTGTTCCTGGCATCGTCTTACAAGTTCTCTCCTCAGCTCCTCTAAAGAATCAAAGCTTTCCTCTCCTTCTTTGGCATCTGTCGCCAGCTTTACGTCTTTAAACTCTACCGTTTTCGTATAGATCACCGGGTAATTGCCAATCAATGGACTATCCACCCACGGGGTTTCCCCGTCAAGCATGTAATCGTTATACGCCACCGGAACAATCCTTGTTATGACATCCGACATATCAATCTCTTCTTCGATCTCTTTGCAATTATATCCGAATTCCGCCCTTGCCCCATTATCTTCGCCGATCTGCTCATTGATTATCATTTCATAATTGTCATAGAACACCTCCCCTCCGAACTTCTTCAAAAAGGAATGATCGCCATCACCTTGTACAGCCTCAATCAGGTTTGTCCTTATACATTCTACATATGCTGTTTTTATAATATCAGAGGATGCCCGGTACTTTTCCTGCCCTCTTGTCATATAGTTCAATACCTGCTGCCCGTTTCCCGATATTTCCAGCCTGTTCAGATATAGTTCCTTGGCCGCGTCATATAGAATCGGTCTCGCATACGCTGTGACGCGTATCCTGTTTTTTTTCTTTTTGTAAATCCGAAAAAGCTGCTTTTTTGAGTGAAACAAAGGAGCCGCAATCACGGCCCCTTCCTGTATCAATGTCCATCTCCCATCCTGGTCTATTGGATGTGATAATTCCATTTCCCAACTTCCGTTGAGTTCGCACTCTGTTTCACAGCTTTCAGGCAATAATGTCATATCCCCGTTGTGCAGGAAATCCTCGTTTCCCGCCTCATAAATTTCAATCATTATAACCGCCTCCAGTTTGGTATGACCTGGACCTGGAAAGCACCATGATATCCGACTTCATTTTCTCCAGGAAGCAAGAACAGATCTTCAAAGTCCCCTTTCGCGGCCTTATTCACTACAGTCCCATCCGACCTATAAACCAGCTTTCGCTCGGTGTCAATGTATGCTTCTCCGGTAAGTTCTACTGAAAATGAATTCCCATTCACAGAAAGCTCACACACTCCTCTCCCGGAAATATGATATGTTGGATAGGCCAGCAGATAAGGATTATACCTCACCGCTTTACAACTATATTCCGCAAGCCCATCCTGCAAATAGGATAATCCATCCTTTGATATAAATACCGCCTTGAACGATCCTATCCGCCTGCTGCTTCTCTCATTCGTGTCAATTTCTACTTTGGAAATTCTGAAAAAATAATTTCGGTCATCACCCAGAATCAAATCCGTATTCCTTTCAGAAAGCCATCCCTGGATCAGCCTCCACCGTTCCATCCAAGCATCTTCTGGCCCAATATAATTCATCGGAATTTCAATTTCAGATTCTTCATAGGCCTCTTCCTCCAGGTAGAGCATCCCGTCTCTTCCCGCAATCTCAATACTCTCCATCTTCTTTTTCGCCGCTGGAATATCTGGTCTGTCTGATATGCAGACCCCAAACTCAGAGGCCCGCCGTCCACCATAACAGATATCATACATTGCCTTTACTCTCCTTTCGCCGCTCGATATGCCCGATGCTTCTGCCCCATTTTATCCAGGATCATGTCCGTCATCACAGACACTAATTTCGTATCTCCAAGATAAATATTGTTCTCCGCCACAATCTGGAGATCTTTTATTACTTCGGACAATATCTGTGCCATGATGCCATTGTTTCTGGAGTTTTCCTCTCTGATATAAGATTTCAATAAGTCAATCGGAAGAACGGCTTCTTTTCCTGCTTCCCCGCCTCCCATTAGCGTACTACCGTTTGCACCAAATATGGTCGGGCGGTTCAAAATCCCACCTTTCGCATACCATGTGATCGGCATGGATGGTGTACGCAATGACAACGGGTTCACAGAACGGCTTTTTTTGCTGCTTTTCTTTTTGCTCTTCCCACTGGATTTTTTATCTCCAAAAGAAAATAAGTCCTCAAAAAATCCTACTATTTTTTCGACTTTATCCTTAATCCAGTCTAAAATAGGGTCTACCAAATCCCGGAACCACTTGCATTTATTATACAAAGTCACAAGACCGCCCACTAACACACTGATCAGCGTTATCGCTCTGGAAATAGGATTTGCGTTTATTACACCCCAAACCGCTTTGATCTTAGGACTTAGCTTTTCAAATCCCTTCATCAAGTTTCCTACCCCCGTTGTCATTAATCCAATTCCCGTCAGCGCGGGTGCGATCGCCGCAGTCAAGAGGACTATCACTCCGATGATCCTCTGTGTGCTTGGTGGAAGTGCATTGAATTTTTCTAAAAGCCCTGCCGCAATCTGAGTAATCTGCGTAATAATCGGAGCCACTGTTTCCGCAAGCTGTGCGGTTGCTGCCTGAAAGTCTGCCGTTGCCTTATTTCCCTCTACCAGATTTTTGTTATTTTCCTGCCATTTCTGCCCTGCCTGCATCAGTCCCTGGTTTGCCAATTCCTGCATGATAAGGTTTGTCCTCTCAGATTCCGTGCGGCAATTAGCCAGTTTTTCATTAAACGCATCTTCCGAGGTCCCTGCCCAGTTCAGGACATCCGCAAACGTTCCTGTTACTGCTGCTGTTCTTGCTGTTTCATTGATGGATTCTGCCAGCCCATCAATTGGAATACTATCTCCGTACTTCGCCCATGCCCCAATCGTCCCGTTTACCATTTGGGTAAGCTGCTGTTGGGAAAGCCCCATTGCCTGCAAATTTGCCGTTGTAGTCGCTGCTGTCTGGTCATCCCCAAGAACACCGAACAATGTCTGATAAGTCTGCTTCGTTTCCTCTGCGCTGTATCCTGACAGTTCACTTGACACTTCCAGCGATCCCATGATTTTTCGGTATTCCTCAGTGGCAGGTACTGCCCCGATGATCCCCGCCGCCGCTGTGGAAATTCCGCTCATCTTTTCTCCTGCACTTTTCGCCTTATTCCCAACATCATCCAACTTTTTGGCATAATCATTCATTCTGGCGCTTCCACTTTTTAACTTGTCTTCGACTTCATCCAGCCCTTTTTTGTAGTTATTCAGCGATGTCTTTGCCTGATTCAGTTGATTTCTCTTATTTTGGATTGCTCGTTCGTCCCGTTTCTCTGCCGCCTCCAGTTCATCCAGTTGTCGGGACAGTAAAGTCACTTTATCGGAATAATCTTTTGTCTGCTCTGACAAATATTTTTGTGTTTCTTTCAGTTTCTCCGCCGTCTTTGTGCTGTCATCCCATGTTGACTTCACCAGTTCAAATGCGGTCCTGTTTTCCTGTATGGATGCTGTAACTTCCTTCAGGCTTTTATTGAAATCCACAGACCCGTCCGCCTTAAAGACAAGACCTACTCTTTGTAGCTTATCCGACATATAGTGCCTCTACCTCCCTTCTTCTATCTTTCTGGAACACTTCATAACATTCGTTAAAAAAGATCGGGTCTGAATTCCAAAATTCTTCTTCACTCATTCCCATCTTTCTCGCCGCCACCATATATTCCGGCCAGTTTATTTCCCCGGCATCACACTCGACTGTGCCTGTTTTTTTTTAACATACCGGTCATATTCTTCCTGGAATACTTGCAGTACCTTTTCTAATTGTTCCGTATCTGGAGGGACAAGGGAAAGCGCTTCATCAAATCCTACTGTTTTCCCATTGCTTCTTAGGATTGCGTAAATCACATAGGCCGCCAGCTCAAAGCTTTCTTCTTCCGTCAGTTTCTTTTTGTTTTTCTCTGCTTTCTTCTGGATACGATAAAATCCTTTCTGTTTTTGCAGGTAATAGATCGTCCCAAAATTTACCCTGACAGAAAGCCTTGTGCCGTCTGTCAAATCAATAAAATTTTCCTTCATGCCTCTCTCCTTTATGAACCGGAAACCGCTGACGTCAAATCCTCTTTTGTCAGTATTGGTTTTCCAAAAAACTTTTCTTCCGTCAATCCTGCCGGAAATGCGGATGAGGAAGAATCGACCATCGCTTTGATATCTTCATTATCATTAAAGGCATATGCCTTAATGGTAATCGTGTCTGTCTGTTCAGAAAAGCTCTCTTCCCTCGTTTTCGTTTCGTCTGTATTTTCCGCGAGCCTGCATTTTGGATACCACTCCAGACGTATCTTCCCTTTTTTCAGTTTTACAACCTTTCCATATGCAAAAAATGGACGAATTCCTTTCCCTCCCGAAAGAATCAGACCACCTTCATCCACTGTATCTCCCCGCATTTTAGCTAGTGTTTCTGCCGGGAACGCAATCACTTCTACTTCAATATCCGTTGAAGAGACGCTGGAATCTGTATCGTATACGATGCCACTTGCATATACATCTGTGTTTTCCGCGTTTTCTGTTACAGTTACACTTTTTACCACTTCGGTGCACTCCACCTCTTCACTATATTCCCCTGAATATTCTCCGTCTTCCGACTGATCGAAGCAGATATACTGCGCCCCGACTGTCTCTTTAATTGGCGGTTTCTTTGTCGTAATTGCCATTCTTTTTTCTCCTTTACTTCCATAATTCCTTGTCAATCGCTTGATAATACTTCTGTTTATTTTTCTGGAATGTCGGCATCACATGCGGAACCGCATCTGCCCTCACTGTTCCATTTTCTACCATTGGGCCATAATATTTCCCCCATCCGACTTCTATTTCACCTTTCGTTCTCCTTGTCGTTACGGTATCTAAAAGATGTGTGTATCCGGACCCGGTCATCTTAGAACGTGGTTTTGGGAGTTTCCTTACATCATCGGCCAGCATCTTAGCTCCTGTTTCTATAGCTGACAACGCCTTTTCATCTGTTACCTGATACCGCTGCATAAGGTCTTCCATGAAGTCCAATCCGCCCGTGTAAAATTTCATGTCAGACATCTTCTATCACATCCACGGAAAAGTAGGTGTGCCATGTTTTTGAGAATACAGGATCTTTTTCCACATATTCGTGCTGAAATTTAGGGTGAATCCCCTGTTCTCGCAACTTCTTCCGTAACTCTTTATATTTGTCATGCTGAGGTGTGCGGGCAAAGAACGAGATCTGGTATGTAACAACATTCTGGTATTCATTTCCGGAGGCCATTTCGTCTTCTTCCAGATACGGCCAAAATACAATCCTTGGATATTCGTTCGTGTTCTTATCGCTTGTAATTCCTTCATTTACCGGAACTCCCAAACTTTTCAGTAAACTGCTTAATTCCTGTTTTGTCATTGTATTTTCAGCTCCTTTTCTGGACGAATCAACGTAAGTTCCGTTTCCTGAAATCCGTCTTTATCCGTCACATGCGTGGCATTATAAACATGGTGCTGTTTCCCTTCAATCATACATACACACCTGCTATCAATACCCTTATACACTGGAATCCGAATCTTCATCGTCACCTCTTTCCCGCCCTGATCGAATTCATACTTTGTCCGATCAAACACTGATAATTCCCGATACCATATGTCCCCCACATTGGAATTCTCCAAATGCTCCTCTGGATAATCCTTGGATTCGTCCTGCCGGATGTAATAAAGCTGCATTGCTCCTGATGTATATTCAGGCATCTGCATGTGTCTTCACCTCACTTCCCATCTGCCAGCTTAAAATTAGAGCCTTATAATTATCTTCCCATTCATTCACTTTGTGATGGTAAGCGTAATACACATAGTTTTTTAACAACATACGGAAAGTATAGTCATCATCCAGACTTTGTCCTGGATTCAAAAAATCCAATCTTGCTTTTCCCTCTTCCAGGTATCTCATTAATCCTGTATCCTGAAAATACGGCGGGATCTGATAATCCTGCCGTATTTCTGTAATCAGTTTTTCCAGCTCCAACGTCATCCCCTCCTGCTACTTATTCCAAAACAGCTTTTTCAAAATTGAAAGTAATCACTTCCGATTCATCCACTTCGATCTTCCATGTATCTTCTTTGGATACTCTCAAAATGATTTCTGGATCAAACGTCATGTTTTCTTTTCCTTCTGCTGCCACTCCATTTTTCTTTAAACTCATTTTCTTTCCGGTCTTTGTAAGCTTGAACGGGAAATAATGCCCGCTTTGTTCTTCCTCTTCGGAGGAGAAGCCCGTGTATCCGGTAACAGCTTTCAGTGTTCCTTCAACGGTTCCATCTTCATATACACAAAGATCCTCTCCTACCAAATCAGAAGCTTTCTTACCTAATAAGTCCTGACCTGCCGGAAACAATGTCATAATGTCAGGACTGATTATTTTCCCTGTTCTGGAGTTGTCGCTGTCGTTACTGGAAGCTTATATTCTTCCAGCTTTGTGATATCAAATACAACCGCGCAATTATCATCTACCGCACGCCCGTTTGCATAACACTTTCCAATCACCAGATCCGCGTCGTCCATTGCTTTTGTCTGGTCATACTCCTTTACCTCGAAAGATGTTGCTCCCATCACATAGACATTCGGAATGGTAAAAATTCCCTTCCCCTGCGGGCAGTTCGCGTCCACATGCTTTACAATCGGCATGAAAGATGTATTTCGGTATCCTCCTGTTAATGCCTCGCCATAAAGCGCCGGATCTACATATTCTGCTTCATCTAACGGGTTACAGATCAGATGCAGCTCAGAAACGGTTCTCTTCCCATTATTTGTCAGCGTTTTTCTGACTCCCGCTAGGCCTTTCGGAGAAAACTTTTTCACTGTATTAATCACCGCTTTATCGTCAGCCGTCCCGTCTTCTTTGAATGTTTCAATCTGCTTCATAATCCCGATTGGTCCCGTCTTTCCATCCCCGGAAAGATATCCCGTTACAAATCCATCCTGCATGGCTTCTGCCAGAACTGCCGTAAAATACCGATCAACAAATGGAAGCGCAAGATCCCGGATTGCTTTAGGGATGACAATATACGCTGTCATCTTGTGCTGTTCAATATTCAAGCCGGTAATCGATGCGGATAGCTCGCCCTGAACCGCACCGGTCAGGTTCCCCCAGACTGCTTTTCCGGAGTGTTCCGCTACGATCCATTTCTTTACATCTGCCGGCGCCATCTGTACCAGGGACAGAATATCGCTGCTTTTTTTGATATCGTCCAATGTACGGTCAATAATCGATGTTGGAAGGATATCGATCTGCTCTGCCGTAATCGCCTGTTTAATATCCTTGAATTTTTCATAAAAGGATGTTTCCTCTTTTGTCAGTACCCGAAGCCCCAGCTTCTTTCTGTAGTCTTCGTCCGCCGCTGCCCTTGCGTTCTCCTCTACCAGTTCACCGATCAGATGCTTATGCTGCTCTTCGGCAATCATCACAGCCGCCTGATAAATCGCTTCACTTTTGTCTTCCGCTTCATTCAGCATGGTTACGACTTTCTTCTGAAGTTCTTTGTCCAATGTGTCAATTTTCATTCTTTTATTCTCCTTTTCCTGAATTAAAAAAAGCACTGAATCCAGTGCTGTCCCCTTGTTCCTTACTATTTTCTTTGATTTGTTTCACAACTTTTTCAGCAACCTTTTGCGCAATCCTGTTCTCGATTTCAGAAGTATCCCGTATTTCCAATCTCGATTCTGATCCATATAAAAGTCTCTGTTGGATCCATTTCATCGCGGACTGGCTGACACCTTCTGGTTTTTCATCCATGGTCCCCGTTGCAAATCCTTTTTCTTTGGCTTCTTTTGCTGTCAACCATGTTTCGTCATCCATGAGCTGCTTGACTTCTTCTTCGGTAATCGTACATCTACTCATGTACGCATTGACAGACGCCTGGGTAATCTTATCCAAATCATCCGCTTGTTTTCTGAAATCATTCGCGTTTCCCACTCCATATGTCCACGCATTATGAATCATAAGAAGGGAAGCGTCATTCATCACTCGTTCTTCCCCTGCCATAAATATAACAGATGCTGCGGAACACGCAAATCCGTCACAATAGGTCCGCACTTTTGCGTTACTGTTTTTCAGGACATTATAAATTGCCAGACCTTCCGCCACATCTCCCCCATAAGAATTGATGTGGACATTCACTGTCTCAGCCTCTAACTCTTGAAGTTCTTTGACAATTCCATAAGCATCTTTGTCTTTTTCATTCCACGGCCAGCTCGTAATCTCTCCGAAGATATAGAGATCCGCTTCTTTCCCGGCTGTTTCCAGGGAATAGTATTTCTCCATCTTGCCTTATTTCTCCTTTCCATGCTTTATTTACTGTTTCACCCACAGTTGGGAGACCACCGGATCACCTCCTTCCCTCTAAGTTTTTAATTGTCCGCGTTTTCTTTTCCACTCTTCTCACCTCCCAGATCATTTGTATAATTCTTTGTAATTACTCTCTGCTGGCTAAACTCCGTATTCAAAGATTCCCAACCTGCCATTTCCCGTACCTCATCAAAATTGAATCCGATGCTTCTCAACTTATCCAAATTGGCCGCGCTCTCAATAATATCGACATGTTTATACTTGCTCATATCAATCCAGATCATTTCGCCTTTCAGATAGTCTTCTTCTCCTACCAGTTTTGCGTTCAATGAATCATTCAGCAATTCTACGATCCATCCTACAGCATAGGTAATAAATTCATTGGTACTATCTGCTTTTTCTGTGATTTCTCCAAGAAAGACCGCTTTGGGAATATCAAAGGCAAATGCACACTCTACCATGATTTCATTTGCCAGCTTTACGATATCCTCACTGGATACGTTTGCCTGTGCCTGAAGCTGGGACACTTTTAGTCCTGACGAATTTGTAAGCACTTCTATTTCATCTGATTCTAACAACTTTTTAATGTCAGATTTATATTGGTCGATTGTAACAACTTTTGGTTTTCCTTCTTTGTCTTTTGTATGAATCACCGGCATCGATCCCTCTACATCCAACGTATATCTTGGAATACTTGAGGTCTTCTTGGCCGCGCACATTGCACTGATCGTGCTATTATAAATATTTAACACTTTTTCAAGAAACCCTATAATTTTTTTGTTTCTGCTCCTGAGATGGATAATCTCATTTGATGTAAACCCCCTTTGCAGTTTTATTGTATTATCATTGGATATAATCGTGACATTACTATAGGTCTCTGGGACCATAACAGAATTATTTACTGTAAATGAATCCGCAATGTATAGATGATTTCCTACATAGCAAATCACACACTCCTCATCAAGCAACAAACGCCGGATAGCTTCAATCCAGAAATCCGTGGCCGTTTCATTTGGATTTGGCCGAATATTCAGCAGCCAGTAAATATGATCCTTTTCTCTTTTCCCTTTTCTATTGACGATAAACTCGCTTTTCGCTATTGCATGTGCGATCATTCCTACCGCCTTTTCAATAGCCATTTTTGCTACTTCAAGCTTTTTAATGTTTACGGTAATGCTATCTGTATATGATACCAAATCTCCTTTTTTGTTTTGAAATAAGAAATCAAACATATACCACTTTCTCCTTTATTAAATCCTTGGAATACATCGATACCAGAAACGCCATAAACCCATCATTTTTTCTTAGCTTCGGTTCTATTTTCCCATACTGCTTGTTTCCATACCGATCTGTCAACACCTCTGTATTATTGGTATACCACCGCATAATGGCAGACGCTCCATAATTAATCCTCCCTTCCGCAAACAGCTTTTCTATCTCCGGTGCTATAATCCCACACACGGATCCAATCTTCCTTATGAGCCGCATCTGCCCATACGGGTCTTTTTTTGTTTCTTCGCGAATTCCATAAGACTCAAATAACATCCGAAACAATGAGTATCTGTATGTATCCATTGTAATTTTAAGTACATAATATTCATTCATTCGATCCATACACCACCGCACTATATTTTCTGGAGGAATTACCTGTCCTGGTGTGATCTCATAATCCGAAAATTCCGGCTGTCCCATATTTTGAAATATTGGAAATTTAATGGATTTTAAAAACGGGGACTCCTCACATATCCATGTGTGTTGTCTCCAGATATATTCTCCATCTTTCTCCGTCAAAACTCCTGCTGACGCAAAATCCCTAACATCTGCATAATCAATCCCAATGACCGCAAGCCTCCCTTGGGTATCCGGTGTCTCCCGTATCGTCTTCTTTTTGATATCCGAATAACAGCATCGCAAAATATTTTCCCAGGAGGCTACTGTTGCTTCATCATTCCTGTCAGGCCAGTTCATCCTCTTTGTCATAAACTCCGGCCTTTTGCTTGGCAGCTTTTTCATTTCCAGATAATCCTGAAGGATCTGGTGCTCCAAAATCGGCATATATTCCATTGAAGGATTTGCCTTATGCCATGCTAACCGATCATCTGCTTCCTCAATACTGTCAATTTTGCAGATAAAGGGGAAATATCCTAACTGGTTTTCTCCGGTTTCCAGTACTTCCTCCATCAGATCCAACAATTCATCCATTGGCCCCTCTCGTACATACCCATTTGTAGTCAAGATAAATTCCCTTGGATGCTTTACCTTTCCAAGAGCAGATTCAAATACATTGATCTGGTCATAATTTTCATAAGCATGAATTTCATTTAAAACCAGACACCCTGGACGTTTCCCATCTTTTGTCGCCGCATTTGATGTGTTATACCTCATTTCTGATCCAGTTGCTGTGTTTGTAATTAATTCTTTCGTAACTTTGAACTTTCCTTTCATGGCTGGAATATTCATCGCATCATACGCTACTTTAAAGGTATCTTTTACCTGCTGTTCCGAATTTGCCACAATCTCTACATGATAATTCTTCACCCCATATAATGGTGTCTGGAAAAAATTGACCAGCGGCACTATAAATCCATCTTTCCCATTCCCTCTTCCCATCATAATAAAAAACTTTTGAAATACCGGCATGTCGCCCACATACATAAAGGCAAAGGCGTAGATGAATTTCTGATATGGAAAGAGCTTATAGTAGTGTTTTTCGCAATATTTTAAACAGTTTTGATATGTTTTTTCGTCAAAAAAAACATCATTTCTCCGTAATGTCGGCAAAACGATGTTCTTGATCAGAAGCGATCTCTCCCGATTTATTTTTTTAGGGTTATCCTCTACATACCTAAGATATTCTGCAATTTCTTTGCAATTAATCATTACAGATAATCATCCTCTGCTGAAGAATTTGAAAGAGGCTCTTTTAAATTCAGATCATTTAATATTTTCAGCATGGCAGTTGTGATCTTTGGCAGATTTGTCACGGATTCATTGGGTTTTTCGACCTCGATACCATTTCCATTAACCGTTTCGTACCGGATTCCTTTTTTCCGGATATCTGTAATCAACTTCTTTTTTAGACTCCAGTAATCCATGTAATCACTAACTAGATCCAGATAAAAATCGGATGTTTTATTCTGTAATCTTAACTGTTCTAAAAGCGATTCTTTAATCTCTGTTTTTGTCACACTACCACCTCTTTTCTCACATTATAGCGTACCCCTTTCACGCGCGCGCGAAAATTTCTCCAGAGTCATAGCCACATCCCCGTTCTCCACTAAAAAATTTTTCATTGAGAATTCACCCGGGGGGATTTCTTTTTTATTCCGAAATTTTTCTACCATTTTTCTTCTGTGACTGGTTCTTTCTTTTTCACAAATCTTTTTGGTTGTCTCCCATGCCTTATGTTGTGACACTGTGTACATAAGCTAATCAGATTCTCTTCATCAAATGCAAGCTCCGGATTTTCTTTTAGTTCCTTGATATGATGGACCTGTGTCGCCCTCCGGATCTTTGCATCTTCCCCGAATAATCTTTCTTCTTTTTCTGCTGCCGTTGAATACAATCCTGACACTCATGCCGATCCCTAATTAAAATCCTATCCCTAACCTGCTGCCATCGCGCCGAATTATAGACCTGCTTTACTTCCTGATCTGTCATGTAAATCTCCTTAACTATTCTCATATTAATTTACTACATGTAAAAAGCATCCGGTTTCCCGGATGCTCTCTTCTTATTCCTTATTCGATTGGTCTATAAACTCCTTCATCATCTTAGTGATCTGCGTCCCCATCGCAATTCCTTTGCTTTTACACATAACCCGGAACTCTTCTGCCACTTTTTCATTTACTTTGTAGGTCTTTGGGACAAGCCCCGCCTTTGCATCCCACTTATCCTGTGGCCTAACCTTTTTCTCTTCCATCTCTCACCTCGTATACAATATTAAAAATATTAGATATCACGCTTATGATCAGTGCAGTTCCAATGATCCAGTCAAGCCCTTTTGTCACAGCGTAGTATCCAAGCAGGAAGAGAGATAATAAATTTGATACAATTATACTTTTTCTCATAGATTTATTTGCTGAGATGACTTATAATATAGGCGATGGGTGGCAAGCCCACCGCCTAGCACCTATTTGAAAAACGTCTCATAGATTAAGCAAATCGCAGTTACCAGACCGTTTATTATGCTGACTATGAGTGCCGCTTTTTCAAGTCGGTGCTTTTTCTTACGTTTCCTAGCCATCTCCATTCTCCTTTCCTCATTTCCTCATTTCTTGATTCTATTATACTATATACGTATACGTATGTCAAGAGTTTTAATGTTTGTTTTCGATAAAATTGGTTCTATTCATTCACTACCTCTTTTTGTAATACCCACGCTATTTTAATAATTCTTAATAATTAGTTCTTTATATCGACGTGGGTTAGTTTTCGATACAAGATTGTCCTGCCTGTCTACTTCAATCAGCGTATACCCTATATACAGTTTCCGAATTTCTGGACAATCATTATAAGATAAAATAAATTTCCCTTGAATCTGAGAGATTGAATCTCTCAGTCTCACATGATCTTCCAGTTGAAACCTGTCTGTATAATATTTCTCTGCATGGTAATATGGCGGATCACAATAAAATAATGCTGATTTGCGGTCATATGTTTTTATAAGCCGCTCAAAATCAGCATTTTCAACAATTACTTTATTAAGTCTATTTGACACTTCCCGCAGATAAGCAATCATTTTCTGCAGGTCTCTTGGACGCACACCAAACGATTCCAAGTCAGAGCCAAAACTTAATTTAATTCTACAATAGAACCGTGCTGCCCTCTGAATGTCTGTCATTCCTTGGATATTATTCTGGGCAACACAATCAAAAAACTGTTCCCTGGACACTAAAATCCAGTCTAATTCTTTTTGTAATGCATCTGGATGGTATTTAACACATCTGAATAGATTCACAAGGTCTCCGTTCAAATCATTATATACCTCCATGTCTGCATGTTTTTCTTTTCCAAACAGTACCCATCCGGCTCCGCCGAATACTTCAATATAACGGTCAAAATCCTCTGGAAACTGTTCCATTATTTTCTTTCTCAGTAGTTTTTTGCCACCGATCCAGCTTATAAAGCTGTTCATGTTATCAACCCTCTTTCTGTAATACTACGTGGGTATTATTTCAAGAGGTAAAGCGAAGCACCCGGAGTCGAACCGGGACACAGGTAGCGACCCTGCACATCTTCCGTTGATGATATGCCCGCATGAGAAAAGCGCCCTGCTCTCCCCGGTAAGGCGCTCCCCTTTTGCTTCTTTTCGATGATACCATATTATCACAGATCTTACTGAACTTCTATGAACTCTTTTGGTAATTCAAAATGTGCAAGTGCTCTTCCATGAAGTTTATATATCCATCTTTCTGAAAAACTCATTTTTTCCGCAATCTCCCACCAGTCAAGTCCGGTTATATAGCGATAGAAAAGTATGTCCTTCTCATTCTCGGATCTCAGCTTCTTGATCTGCCTTACAATCTGCTGGTATGTTTTGATCCTGAGATATCGCTCGTGCTGCAACTTCAGAATCATTTCGTCCAGATCTGCTGCATATCCTGATAAGTCCCCCTGCCCTCCGCTGCCATGCGGCATCCCATCATTAAACATCATCCCTGGATACATTTTCATAGATCTAAGTTCCGCAATCTCCGCATTGATTCTATGAATTCTTCTGACATACTGACGATAGCTCCGTAGATATTCCTTTTTCTTGTCATTTTCACTCATGGTTTTCTGTTCTCCGTCCATCGGCATCACCTCCAATCCCGAACTTTTTCGCTATGTACTGTGCCACATCAACCGACTTATACGGCTGACGCTTGAAATTCTTCCTGGCATCCTCCCGCACATCCGTCTCCAGGCAGTCATAGTGATTCGCTGTATCAATCTTCTTTTCGTGTTCCATCCTGGATCGTTTCAATTTCTTCTCCTTTCTCCGTGCGGTAGGATGTATTTCTCCCCGCGCGCCCCATCACACCCATTC